CAACGGTGATTCGCTTAAAGCCGAAGCTCAACAGGAAATGGAAAAACTTGACAACGACCTAGCTATGTCTGTTGCAGGTGGTGTTGGCTACGGTTTTTTAATTGGATAATAGATTTAATAATATCAAAAAAGTAATAGCAGGCGGCTGTAGTTTTACAGCAGGATCAGAGCTGGCTGACGAGTCTTGGGATCGTAATCATAAAGGAATATGCTACGAGATAAGTTATACAGCATGGCCAAACTTGCTTCAACAAAAAATGTTTACTAATGCAACAGTTGATAATACTGCTGTACCAGGCGCAGATTATGGAAGTATAGTTAGACGTATAATATACCAAACTAGGCACAATCTAAGGATACACAAGCCAGAAGATATTGTTGTAGTTGTAATGTGGACAAGTATTTTACGTAGAGAATATCCTAGTATATATCCTGTAGACAGAAAAATAAAAACTCACGAAGATAGATTTTTAACTTCATTGCCATCAGACGGCGATGGCAAAACTAAAGGTTATTCAAATGAGATGTTATACAGAAGAAGACAAATGTGGGCATCGGAACATCTAACACGAACAAATGTAGAGTTTTATGCTAGGCGTGACACACACGATAATCATGTATATTATCCACTACAGCAACTAGAATATTTAACAAGCTGGCTTGAAAATAATAATATTAAGTATTTTTATACATCTGCGTTTAAAGATATTGAACCAGAGTTATTGAATCAAGACAATGTGTTTTTACAAGACATGGTTGCAAGATTAAATCTTCCTAATCTTGTACATAAGGAAGACGGCATTGGATTTTGGGATTGGGCAACAAAAAACAAATACGAATGTGGAAAAGAATCAGATCATCCTCTTGAACAAGCACACATTGATTGGACAGATCTTTTTGCAAAATGGATATTGACAAAATCTAAATAATATGTTATATTTAAATTATGAAAAAGAAGTTATTAGTAATAGGTCATGGCAGACATGGCAAAGATACTGTATGTGAAATCCTGCGTGACGAATACGGATATACATTTGAAAGCAGCAGTAAGTTCTGCTCAAAGTTGTTTATCTATGATGACTTAAAGGAAAAATATGGATATGCTGATGAAGAAGAGTGTTATGCTGACAGGCATAATCACAGAGCAGAATGGTATAATGCTATCTGCGATTATAATGTTCCTGATGCAGCGACTCTAGGTAGAGAGATGTTTGCAGCCTATGACATCTATTGTGGGCTACGCAACAAGCGTGAATTCTTTGCAATGCAAAACACTGGAGTTTTTGATTATTGTATCTGGGTTGATCGCAGCAAATATCTCATGCCCGAGTCAAAAGATTCGATGAGCCTAGAACAATGGATGGCAGATTACACCATTGACAACAACGGAACGTTGGATGATCTTTGGTTTAATATTAGACAGCTAATGAGTTATATACATACTTAACCCCTAAAAACCGCCTTTTTCTCCGGTGATCTGCTAAATAGTTGTAAGTGAAACACTTTACAGGAGAAATTTAAAATGGCATTAACTTCACCAGGTGTAGAGGTCAGCGTTATTGATGAGAGTTTTTATACTCCAGCAGAACCAGGCACAGTACCTATAATATTTGTCGCAACAGGCGAAAATAAACTAAACGGCGCAGGAACTGGTGTTGCACCAGGAACTCAAAAAGCCAATGCAGGTAAACCATACCTACTAACATCGCAGCGAGATCTAGTAGACACATTTGGCGATCCTACATTTTATACAGATGCTAACAACAATCCTATTCATGGCGGCGAACAAAATGAATACGGACTACAGGCAGCATATTCATATTTAGGCGTAAGCAACAGAGCGTATGTAGTAAGAGCAGACCTTGATCTTACAGCAATATCTGCTAGTGCAACGCCAACAACTGCAAACCCAACAGACGGAACATATTGGTTAGATACTCAAGTAACAAAGTTTGGTATCTTTGAATGGAACGGCAGTGCCGAATCAGCAACCAACAAAGTTGGTCAAACATTTACTAACAAAACACCAACTGTTATTACTGATGCAACACAAACAACAAATTCACCTCCTTATGCTCCAAAACAATCAGTAGGCGCTATTGGTGATTATGCAGTTGTAGCAGTTTCAACTATTATACGCACATGGTATAAAAATACTTCGGGTACTTGGGTACAAGTTGGTAGTGCAGATTGGAAAGGCAGTTGGCCTTCAGTAACAGGTACAGCAGCTACTCCAACATTTATAGCAAGTGATACTATTACTATTGGATCTGCAGAAGGTCTTAGTGTAACAGTTACACTTTCGGGCACTAGTCTTGCTTTAGCAGTAAGTGATATTAACACAGCATTAGGTCCTGTTGGAATCACAGCAGAGGCAGTTGATAATAGATTGGTATTTAAAAATACTGGCGCAACACATTCAAACATTGTTCTTGGACAAGGAACAGGAACACCATTAACTGCTGCAGGTATTGCTGCTGGCACATATTATCCACCAGCACATCAAGCATCTGCTCACACAAGCGTTCCAGAATGGAAAACAGCAGATTTAGCAACCAAACGTCCAACAGGAAGTGTATGGGTTAAAACAACTACACCAAACAGTGGTGCAGATTGGAAAACAAAAGTATGGAACGGTTCAACTGAACTATGGGATGCAGTAAGCACACCGATTTATACTTCAAACTCAGCAGCATTGCTTGGCCTAGATAAAACAGGTGGCGGAGCCAATCTAACATCGCTTAATGTTTATGCAATGGCAAATGTTACAGAATCAGCAACAAACTTAGCCAACTTTACTTTGTACAAGCGTAATGCTAATGGCGCAACAACTATTACTAGTTCGGTTGTTACTGGCTCACCATCTTCAACATTTACAGTAGGTGCTAATGATTTTACTATTAGTGAAACAGTAAAAGGAATTCCAGGATTAAGTACACCAGTAACTATTTCATTTAGTGCAACAGGTGCTACAACTGATGCAGATTTAATGGCAGCAGCTATTAATACAGCAGGTTTAACTAATGTTACTGCTAGTGTCGATTCAAGCAATAGAGTTGTAATAACACATGCAATAGGCGGAGACATTAGATTTGTAGATGGTGCAAACACACCATTAGTTGACGCATTTACTGCTTGGAACTACTCAACAAAATCAGGAACTGTAAACTTTTATGATTCACCAAATGGGTTGTCAGGTGCATATATTGCAACACTTTGGAAAGAACTAACTTATACAGCAAGTAACAATGCACCAACTGCTCTTGCAGCAGACGGCGCTCTATGGTATAGCAGTGTTGTTGACGAAGTTGATATCATGGTACATGATGGAAGCAAGTGGGTTGGATACTTGAATAGTGATTCGCCATATTATGATGTTACACCTGCAAACGCACCAGATCCAGCAGGACCGATTGTTGCTGCAACTGAGCCAGTTAATGGTGATCGTTCAGATGGCGGAGATCTAGTAACAGGTGATATTTGGATTAGTACAGCAGATCTTGAAAACTTCCCAAGAATCTATCGCTGGAACAATACACTAAACAGTTGGGTTGAACTAGATACAACCGACCAAACAACTGAAAACGGTGTACTATTTGCAGATGCACGTTATAACACAGCAGGCGCAAACAGTGGCACAGCAGGAACTATTGCTAATATGATTGTTAGTAACTATGTTGATGCAGATTGTCCAGATCCAGCACTATATCCAAAAGGAATGATACTATGGAACTTACGTAGAAGCGGATTTAACGTCAAGCGTTTTGAACGTAACTATGTAGACTTGGCAGCAGTCAATGAACGTTTTGGTGACCAGTCAATGTCAGCATATTATCCGCATCGTTGGGTTACTGAATCAGCTAATGAAGCAGATGGCTCAGGTAGTTTTGGACGTAAGGCACAGCGTAAAGTTGTAGTACAAAAACTACAAGCAATGCTAAACGAAAACCAAGACATTCGCGACAACGAATCACGCATCTTTAACTTGATGGCAACACCAGGTTATCCAGAGCTAATCGGAGAAATGATTACACTAAACTATGACAGAGGCTTAACAGCATTTGTTATTGGTGATTCACCATTCCGTTTAACACCAGATGCAACTTCGCTTAACGAATGGGCAACCAACGTTAACACAGTTGTTGAAGATAACGATGACGGACTTGTAAGTAGAGATGAGTACATGGGTGTTTATTATCCAAGTGGCTTTACTAGTGACAATGCAGGCAACAATGTAGTTGTTCCGCCAAGTCATATGGTACTACGTACTTTCGCACTAAATGACCAAGTTGCGTATCCATGGTTTGCACCAGCAGGTACAAGACGAGGTGGAGTTACAAATGCAACTTCAACAGGTTACATCAACGGCGAAGGCGAGTTTGTTGCAGCAGCACTAAACGAAGGTCAAAGAGATACATTGTATCAAAACAACGTTAACCCTATTACATTCTTAACAGGTGCAGGGCTAGTTGTATTTGGACAAAAAACTCGTGCAAGAAATGCAAGTGCTCTTGATAGAGTTAACGTTGCAAGACTTGTAGTATACTTACGTAGTCAGCTGAATCAGTTAACAAAACCATATCTATTTGAACCAAATGATAAAATCACACGCGACGAAATCAAACAGCAAGTAGAGAGCTTAATGGTTGAGCTAGTAGGACTAAGAGCACTATATGACTTCCTAGTTGTATGTGACGAAACTAATAATACACCGGCAAGAATTGACAGAAACGAGCTATATGTAGATATAGCTATCGAACCTGTAAAAGCAATTGAATTTATTTACATTCCGTTGCGTATTAAAAACACAGGAGAGATCGCAGGTCTATAAAATAATTGGGGTCAAGGAAACTTGGCCCTAATTAGATAAATACTTGTGTATTAAGGAGAAACAATAGATGGCAATCTCAACACTAACAAAAATTTCGGTACCGTTGGCAAACGATAACAGCGCAAATAGCCAAGGTTTGCTAATGCCAAAATTACAATATCGTTTTAGAATTACACTAGAAAACTTTGGTGTAAGTGCTGAAACACAAGAACTTACAAAACAAGTTGTAGAAGCGTCTCGCCCTACACTAAGTTTTGATCCTATGACGCTTGATGTATATAATTCACGTGTATATCTTGCAGGTAAACACACATGGGATACTGTTTCGGTTACACTTAGAGATGATGTAAACGGTAACGTACAAAAATTAGTTGGTGAGCAATTACAGAAACAATTTGATTTCTTTGAACAGTCAAGTGCTGCTTCAGGAATTGACTATAAATTTACTCAGCGTATTGAAATCTTAGATGGCGGCAATGGAGTGAACACACCAAACGTATTAGAAACATGGGAACTATACGGATGTTTCTTAACAAACGTTGATTATGGATCTCTAAACTATGCAAATAACGATGCTGTACAAGTAGCGTTAACAATACAATACGATAATGCTATCCAAGCACCGAATGGTACAGGCGTAGGAGCTCCAGTTCCACGTAATACAAGTACACTTACAACAGGTGGCGGTAGCTAAAAAAGATAAGAGATTGTCAACAAGAAGAAGGAGCACGGTGCTCCTTTTTTTTGTGAGATAAATATAGTATGTCCAGTTTTATAAAAAATTATTTTGATAACTTTAGCAATTCTTTAGGAAATCCTAAAGGTAATCTTGGCGATTTTGCACACGCAAGTGCTTTGTATATAAGAAACAATTTACGGCTAACACCTAAAGTTAAATTCCTCTATCATGTAGTATTTGATGTTAACAGAACAGCATTGCTAGAATTAGGTGTATACGATCAGTTACAAAAAAATGAATTTAATTTACTTGTTGAATCTGCTAGTATGCCTAGTTATACATTTGATACAAGTACATTAAATATGTATAATAGAAAAAAAGTTGTACAAACTAAGGTAAATTACGATCCTGTTGAATTTGTTTTTCACGATGACAATGCAGGGTTAACTACATTATTATGGGAAAGCTACTTTAGATGGTATTATCAAGACCCTAATTATGCACAGACAACTAGCTTTGGACAACCAGATACATCTGTGCCATTACCATATAATAATTCTCCTGTAAATCATTATAAAGGAGAATTTTCAAATACTTTTAACCACGGACTTGACAGAAGACGTAGTAATCAAGTTCCGTTTTTTAATAGTATTACTATCCATCAGTTACACAGCACAAATGTTAATAATGTATATACGAGTGTTACTTTAATAAATCCTTTAATTGAATCATTTTCTCATGATAGAGTTGAACAAAGCACAAGTGATTTTATGACAAATACTATGCGAGTTGCATATGAATCTGTTACTTACGGTAGAGGAATAACTGGCAATGATTCTCCTGCCGGGTTTGCTAATCCTTCTCATTATGATGTTACACCAAGTCCGTTGTCAATCGAAGGCGGCGGCGTATCTAATATATTTGGGCGCGGCGGATTAGTTGACGGATTTACTAGTATCTTTAGAGATTTAGAAAACGGAAGATTTGATTTAGGTACAATTGCAAATATTAAAAATACAATTGAAATTGCCAAAACGTTAGACATTGACAACATACCGGACATAATTAATAGTGCAGAAGGACAAGGAATACAAGCTGGAATTTTAGATCAATTAATTTACGGTGCAATTAACGCTGTATTTCCTAACTCTAACAATACAGGACAGCTAACTAACACAACACAGTCGTCAGTTAATTTACAAGGATCACCTGCTTCGAGAAAAGAAAGAATCGATGCTTTACAAAACAATCAAGGATTATTAGACGCAGTTGGATTTCAAGTATTTAGATTAGACACAGGAACAACTAATTCAGGAAATATACAGGATATGAAAGATATTTGGAATAGTTTAAGTCCAATTGGAAAAGAAGAATATTATCAAAA